CGGTGAGATCTTAGAAGATCGAATTATCACTCAGAATGGTGTGCCGATTACCAGGGATACGATTGATCCGTTAACACAGAAGCGCTACGGATACGTTCAAGCCATCCTGGTAGACACCAACCCATTTACGGGTGTATTGACACTTCGCAAGCGTGGTTCCGTTGAGGCAACCCCAGATCGAGCACTGGTTACTCCTGCTACCAGGCCGCCAAACGTGGGGCGTTTCTTCATGACGGGTACGCGTTACTGCTGTTCTTGCCAAGATTTCACAAGGCGAGATTATGCATTCATGATGAATCTAAAAGATTCCAACCGTAGATGTTTCCCCAGGAATAGCATCGGCAACGTGAAGCCTGGTCGCAAGGAAATCATTACGCTCAATGGTCTCGTCAACAATAATGCAATGACACCAGGTAATGTCAATCGTGGAATGCAGATTGTTGCCCCTGCGCCAGAATATAATGTTCCACCAACCATCACACCAAACGCGTCGGTAGTAGAAGGTACGACCAGGGACAGTCCTGGTTTGTTTACAGACTTTGGCTCTGTTTACTTAAGGGGTACAGACCCAGCATTACCTGGTGCAAAATCAGACGGCTTGCCAACTTACGCTGACTACTCCACGGTAGGAAATGAGTTGGTATCCTTGACGGATACGTGGACCCCAGTCTTAGATGAATTTCGGTATTGCAAACATGTTTACGCAATGCGCTTTAAGGAGGGCGTATTCCCGCCCGAGCCGTCAGATGTTCCAATAAGCAACGGCAGTTTGGTTGAATGGGAACAACAACTTGTGGATACAAATGAAAAAAACCAAGAAAGAATCAGCGTCGAACTAGCCAGGCACGCTGTTTCTTACATGGATGTACCACCGTATAACTGCCAGGCACCAATGATGATGCCAATGATGCAGAAGCTGTTTAACGTACCGTCGACCTTTATTCGCATGCAAGGCTTCTCAATGTTTGACAAGGAAGGAAATCTGTACATTCCTTCTCAAGGCGGCATGCCCGCAACTTAAGCAAATAGATTAAAATAGATTATTACGGTAGGTAGGCTGAAATGTTACTGCTGACTTCCACGTCGGATGCTGTTCGTATTGTTACTTCGGCGGCAACGAATGTTGAAGTTCATGCTGCGTTTGCAGATAACAACAGCGGTAATGTGTCCGCCGGTAGGCTTGACACCAATATCACAACTGCCACAACAACTACAATTGTCACTGGTCCCACAACCTCTACTATTCAGCGCAACTTAAGAACCTGTTTTATCAAGAATGATGATCCAACTTTAAGCAACAGTATTACCATCAATCACACTGATGGTGCACTAACAACCACGGTGTGGACCGGTTTGCTTCTCGCTGGCGAATCTGTGGTCCTCAATGAGAACGCAGATTGGGTTGTATACGATTCCGCCGGTTTGGCGAAGGTCTATACAATGATTGGCCCGACAGGTCCCACTGGCCCTAGTGGCGGACCCACCGGCCCTACTGGTCCCTCTGGTACTACAGGCCCCACAGGTCCAAGTGGCCCTACAGGTGCGAGCGGCATACAAGGCGTCACTGGCCCCCAAGGCGCAACTGGTATTCAAGGTATTACCGGTCCTACAGGCGTAGCTGGTCCTACAGGTGTCACTGGAGTTACCGGCGCCACAGGCCCCATTGGTATCACAGGTGCCACAGGTATTCAAGGTGTAACAGGCGTAGATGGAGCCACTGGTCCCACCGGTGCCGCAGGTATTGACGGCCCTACTGGTGCCACTGGTGTTCAAGGTATTACTGGTCCAACAGGTGCCACTGGCATACAAGGTCCCACTGGTATCCAAGGAGTTACTGGAGTAACGGGCGCAACAGGCATTGCGGGTCCTACCGGTGTCACAGGTGCTACCGGAGTTCAGGGCATAACTGGTCCCACGGGTGCTACCGGTGTCGCAGGAGTTACCGGTGCCACTGGTACGCAAGGCGCTACAGGAGCCACAGGTGCCACTGGCGTGCAAGGTGCCACTGGCGTTGTTGGCATCACAGGGGCAACCGGCGTACAGGGCGTAACAGGTGCCACTGGAATCACAGGGCCAACAGGTGCTACTGGTGCGGGAATCACAGGGCCAACAGGTGCCACAGGTGTAGGAATAACAGGTGCCACAGGAGTTGTTGGAATTACAGGGGCGACAGGTGTTCAAGGTACTACCGGTGCCACGGGCGTTGCTGGCCCCACTGGTGTTACAGGCGCCACAGGAGTGATAGGCATTACAGGAGCTACTGGCGTAATAGGTGTATCAGGTGCAACAGGGGCTACCGGCCCTGCAGGCGCAACAAAATACGGTGATATTCTTGCTCTTCAATACGGCGCAGCAGTGCCCTAACATTTACTTTTACCCGCCATGCCCGCTAACACTTCGCCCATTTGGACGTTAACCCCAAACGTCAGCCATGCCGACATCTTGACTACAGCCACCAACACTAATACCACGGCCCCTGGTACAGTAGGGACCAACTGTTTCGTAGCATTTACATCTGGCGTAAACGGCTCTTACGTACAAAAATTCCGCTTCTCATTCGTTTCAACCACAAGTGTTATTAGCTCTGTTGCCACTACACTGCAAGTGTACTCATCCACTGTCAATACTGGTGCCACAACAACAGCCAACACCGACTTGCTTGCGATAGTTCAGGCTGCAGCGCAAACTGTCTCGGCAGTAACAACTGCGCCCTACCAAATCGAGATTCCGTTTAACTTTGCAATTCCAGCTAACAGATTCCTACTCGTGGCGCAATCCGTTGCTCAAAACACCAACTCCAACTGGCAGGGATTGGCGATTGGAGGTGACTACTGATGATTAACGTATTCAGCGTTCCAAAGCCGCAAAACGGTTTTGTCGACGTATTCCCAGGTTTTGCAAACGCCAACACACAGTGGGTTCCCTGGGAGAAACCAGCAGGTATTGCCATGGTTCGCATCGTCTGCATCGGTGGCGGTGCAGGCGGTGGCAGTGGTTTTCCCAGCGCAACTACCAACGCTCGTGGTGGCGGTGGCGGCGGTGGTAGCGGTGGCATTACCACAGTAGAAATCCCGGCTCCTTTACTGCCAGACATCCTGTACGTCTCAGCAGGTATTGGTGGTAACGGTGCTGCTTCTTCAACTACTGTTGGCCTCCTTGGAACTGCTGGAGTTGCTTCGTTTGTTTCAATTGCTCAATCCACAGCAGCTATTTACACCGTTTGTTTTGCCAACGCAGGTGCTGCAGGTACAACTGCGGCTTCGGCTACGGTTGTCGGTAACGCTGGTAACGCAGGTGCTGTTGCAACAGTTGGTGCCGCTCTGCTTGCCGGATTAGGCACTTTCGTTGCTTACGCTGGACAGGCCGGTGGTGCTGGTGGTGCAGTCGCTAACGGTGCAGGGGGCGCAATCACATACCCAACGACCGGACTACTCCTCTCCGGTGGTGCAGGCGGTGGAGGCGGCTCTACTGGCGCAGGGGGCAACATCACAGCGCCAGCATCTCAGACCACTGTCTTGAACCTATTTCCAACGTTGAACGGTGGCGCGGCAGGCGCTACGGCAGGTAACGGCTCTGGAGGCCACCGTCGCCAAACTCCCCTACTTTCTACCGGTGGGTCTGGCGGTGGCTGTAACAGCGGCAACGCACTTGGCGGAAATGGAGGTGGCGGTGGCGTCGGTTCCGGTGGAGGAGGCGGTGGTGCTGGTGGTACCACAGGTGGAAGTGGCGCTGGTGGAAATGGTGGCGCAGGCCTAGTTCTAATCTATTCTTGGTAGACGGGGTACAATTGGTTCCTTCACCGTCATAGTGTTTGTTGACAATGGCAAAACCTCGCCTGCATTTGATTGGGATATTTCACACACAGGCAACCAGTCAATACTCTCACTGTGCATTTACTGGTAAGGCTTTGCGTTTTCCCAAGATGATGCAGGCGTATGGCTATGACGTGATCGAGTACAGCAACGAGGGAAGTGAAGCTGGCGCAACAGAGCACGTACCAATCCTGACCGAGAAAGAATTCAAGAAGTTTTACGGTGATCGGAAGAAAACCGACTTCCATGGCAACGATGCAACCATTGGCAGCGAAGGGCATCAAGCATTTGAAGAACGTTTAATTGTTGAGATGCGTAAACGCCTGGAGCCACATGACATTATTTGTCATCCCTTCGGGCACGCCCATCAAATTCTCATGGAGAAGTTCCCCACTCATCACCATGTAGAAACGGGGATTGGGTATCCGACTTTGATGCCGAACAGTTTTCGGATCTTCGAGTCATACGCCTGGATGCATTACCACCAGGGACAAGAAAAAAGGCAAGGCAAAAACTACGAATGGGTTGTGCCTAATTACTTTGAATTGTCTGATTGGGATCCTTGTTACGAAGACGGAGAATATCTTGCATTCCTTGGACGCATCTGTTCAGTCAAAGGGATGGACACCATTAAGGAATTGGCAAGCCACAGTCCATGGCCAATTGTCATCCACGGTCAAGGTGATCCAACCCCCTGGAGCCATCCGAACATTAAGTACGGCGGTCCGTTGGTAGGTCGTGAGCGGTCTGATTTCTTAGGTAAAGCACGTGCAGCTTTGATGCCAACTAATTTCACTGAGCCGTTCGGCGGCAGTGGCGTAGAAGCAATGTTGTGCGGCACTCCGTTAATTGCAGTTGATTACGGAGCCTTTACTGAAACTATAATCGAAGGTTACACAGGTTTTCGCTGCCATACTCTCCAAGATTGGATTGACGCCATCCACGCAGTAGGAGATCTCGACCGTCAGGTAGTTGCAGCCACTGCCAGGTCTCGTTACAGCCTGGAAGCTTGTGGAGCAAAATATGACAAGATCTTTAAAACAATCGATGCTCTTCACCACGCGGGTTGGTATCAGTTACGAGAGCCGTCCAGGATTGACTACAATCACCTTGATGCCGAAGAACGTCCATTCGCAAAGCGACTCACAAGTTGGATTGGGGAGAATCTTCATCCCACACACGTACTAGATCTTGGTTGCGGGCCAGGTACTTATGTTGATTGCTTTACTGACCTTGGAATTGATTGTATTGGTTATGACACTGATTTGCGTGTCGAGAATCAAGATCGCCTTCTTTGCAAGAGTCTTTTTGATCTTGAGCATTCTGCACCTGTCGTCTTATGCATGGAAGTGGCAGAGCACATTGATGGGTCTGAGAATCAGCGGATTGTTGACACAATGCATCAAGCACTGGAACCTGGCGGCGTGTTAATTTGGACCGCCGCTAAAACAGGCCAAGGTGGCGTTGGTCACATTAACTGTCAAACCAAAGACTATTGGAAACTGCTTCTTGAAGATACAGGGTTGATTCGTGACCAGGAAATTGAAGCCCAGTTAATTTCCTTTATTGAGAAGGGTTATCATATGGGTTGGTTCCTTCAAAACCTTTTGGTGTTTCGTAAGCCATGACCAACACACCAGGCTTTGGCGATGTTGTTGACTCCACTAAAGCTCCAAGTGAAGAACAACTCACACGCCGTCAATATGGATTCAGCTCCGTTTATTACGACGGATCTCCCACTGTTTACAAAACTGGAGATGTAGTCAACTTGCCCTACGAGGCAAATGAACTATCCTCCATGGAATCACTTGGTCTTGCTTGGGCAGCATACGCAGAAGGCATACTGCCCGAAGACTGATGCCTTAAGCTGCCGTAGCAGCAGCCTCCAGTTTGCGAAGGTGCTTACGTACTGCTGCTACGTTCCAGCGATAGGTGTCGCGTGAACGTGTATCAGGAAAGGCAGCGTAGTGAGGGCCAAGCTTCAGTGTGCCGTCATCGCGGTACTTGAAGAGAGTCTTTTTATCAATGCCGAGAAGTTCTTCGGCTTGTTGGACCGTGACCCAACCTGGATGCTTAGCCATAAAAAGGCATGTGCTTGCCTCTGTACGTTATGGGTCTCAAGCAGATCGTCAATGGATTTAAGCAAGATTTTATCTCTTTGTTTACATTGGTCTACATGTCCTGAAATTAGAATAAGTTAACGGCAACCGAAGAGCATGTTCAACTGTGAGCAGGAACCCCTTTCCCTTCTCCTTGAATTAACTCCTAAATTGGCCAAAAAACGTTACCGTCAATCCATATACGATGCGTGGGGCCACAAGTGTGGCTATTGCGAGGACCAAGCTACATCCTTGGATCACATTGTCCCAAGGTTTCGTTCTGGTTCTAGTAATCGGAACAACCTTCTGCCTTGCTGCAAAAGATGTAATGCAAACAAAGCTAGTTCAAAAATGGAAGAATGGTATCCACAACAGACGTACTACACCGAAGTAAGGATGAACAGGATTGAGGCCTGGATACACCAAGAAATTATCGACCTGTTTACTTATAATATTGAGACGGTACCAGATACATTTGCTGCTGGATAATGGCATTAACTTACGATCCAACAAATAAAAAGTGGAATCTGGCACAGGAGAAAACAGACTACCAAACTAATTTTCCAACTAATCTAGAGAACTCAGGCACGGTAAATCTTTGGGTAAAAACGGAACAAGCAAGTAGTTTTAACAAAGGGCAACAATATTTCTATACCGTTGTAACGGACACAGCGGCCCAGGCTACATCCCCTGGAAAAGGTTGGGCCGCTGTAGGTTCAGTGCCAAGGGATGACTTTACTGAAAAAAGCATCAGCCAAGCGCTCTCAAAGTTTGGAGGATTAAATAGTCTCACTTACGTGTTTGCGGCCGAACCACTATTTAAAAAGGCTACGGCGACGGCAACAACTTACAGAAATAATGAACAAACAAACAACTTAAACACACAAAGAAACCAAGCGAATACAGCTTTAAACACTGAGAACACAAACAAAAACAACGCCTACAATACAGTCCTTGCAACAGCTAATTCAACTCAAGGGGGAGACTATGTTACGCAAAGGGAGCAAATCAGAAAGCTTCAGGGTATTAGTGATGTAGCTAAATCACAATTAGAGGATTACTTCAAAGCTTTTTATTCAACTGAAAAATTGCAAACCTGGGATGCAAACCTGGGAGCAAAACCGCAGTATGGTGACTTTGATCCAAAGTACTACAAATCAATCAACCCAGATGTAGAACAAAAATGGAAAGCTGCAGTTGCTAATGATGATATTGACATTACCCAAAGATATTCTGAAAACTCTTATTACCTTCAACACTACACATCCCAAGGGAAGGCGGCTGGGATGCGTGGTAATGCCGCAGAACAAACAACAGCAGCAAACCAATACCTGGAACGCAAGCCAACCGATGCCGACATCCAGGCTGCCCGTAGCCTCCAGCTAGGCCTTAATACTGACACACAAACTGAACGCCTCTTGGCAGTACCTGAGGTTTCTGCTGAATGGGATAAAGCAAAAGCAGGTGATCAATACTGGAAAACACTGGGCAAAGAGAAGTTCTTAAACCCAGAGAAACCTGATGAATTTGCCGCACTGTTCCGTTTGTCCCAACGACCAGAAGACAAACAAGTAAGTTTTGCTTACAACTTGAATGCTGGGTATGGCGTCACGGAATTAGAAGATGCAGTAAACCAAGCGGTTGGCGAAAAGGCAACAGTAGACGCAAAGAAATTTGGTGCGTTAACTCAAAATGTGTTAAAGGACACCATTGAGCAAATGAAGAAGGCCAAGGGAAAAGAACAAATGCTTGGCCTTATGCAAGGCTTCTCCGGCTTTGGAGAAATCATGGACATCAACAAAGAACTCAGTAACAGCATCCTTGGTGATTCTGGGGTTGGTGGTATTCTTTCTTTTACATCAGGCAAAGCGTCCCAGGATTCCCTGGAGAAAAGCCTTCAAAACATAACAGGTGTCAACAACAGCACCACCTACAACTGGCAACAATGGTTTGATACGGAGCTAAAGAAGAAGTACGAACAAGAAGTTGAACTTGGTTACAGCACCGAGGCAGCAAAAGACACCATCAAAGTTGAAGCGCAGTTTGCGAGGGATTTTATGGATAAGTACTTGATCCCACGTTTTAACACCTCTCGTTCAATCAGTGAATTCACGGAGTACCTTGATGTTCGGCAACAAGAGCAAAACCCGTTCCAAACGCAGGACATGCTAAACGCTGTTAGTCAGGTTGCCAACTTGCGTGCCGATCAGTTCTTAACCCAAGTTCAAAATACTCCCGACCGTTACTTCAATGCCGACTTTTATTTCAATCCCACTGGAGACAAAGCGCGGGTCGATGCGTACTCGCAGCAAGCTCAGGCAGTAGCAGATGATTGGGAAAAGGCAAAAGCCGGTGACGAATATTGGGCGAGCCAGGCATATCGCTTTGGTATCGATCCAAATAACAAAGAACAATTTGCGCGAATGCACTTCCAGGTCAAGGGGAAAGGTTTGGGATACGACCCGGCAGAAGACGTATTAAACGCAGGGAAAGTACAAGATGAAATTTACAATAAAATCTTGCCTTCTCTTAAAGAAGAAGCACTAAAACAGGGATCAATCTTTGGTCAATTCATCACGCCAGAAGAGTTTGCCGATGAGATGTTGCAGGGCCTAGACCCAACGGATAAAGCTACTTGGCAAAAAGCGCTGGATGCTGTTGGCCTGAAGGATTTCCAGGGCAACCTGGGTGAATTTAAAGACTTAGTTGCAGAGACATTACGCACGGGTTCCGCACAACAAATCAGAGAGCAGATCAAATACCTGAATGAAAAAGGCGAGAAGCCTACTCAAAAAGTTTTAGGTGTTGATTACATTGAAAGGCCCGAAGATTACAAGACAGACTCGATCAAATCAGAAACAGAAATGTACAGAGTCTTTCAACAGGCCGGTTACAAGGGAACAGAAGATGAGTTTTACACTGATTTGTTCCCCGATACGGACCGAAGTGAGCAGCAGCTTCTCACCAAGGCGGGCGCAGGCAGCGCCCTTCAGTTAAAAGGACTTGACCTAAGTGATCCATTCGCATCCCTTGGTACTATCCAAGGTTTCTTTGGTGATGAGGACACCGATACAACAGATGAGACAACCACCAAAGAAAAAAGTATCTTTAACTTAGGATTGGATAATGAAGAAACAAGCTACAAATCAAAGACAGGTAGCCAAATCTTGGGTGAATTTACATCAATGTTTAAAGGATTCTGATGTCTGACAAACGCAAGAAAGCCGCTGGCGCTGCCAAGTTGGCAAAAGATAAAATGGCCTGCAACAAACCGCAGCGCACTCCAGGTCATGCCACAAAGTCTCATGTTGTAAAAGCATGTAAAGACGGTGAAGAAAAAATTATCAGATTTGGACAGCAAGGAGTTGAAGGCGCAGGTAAAAACCCAACTTCAGAAAAGGACAAGGCCCGTCGCAAGTCTTATTACGCACGTCACAATGCACAAGATTCAAGTCCCGACAAAATGTCAGCACGCTACTGGAGCCACCGTGTAAAATGGTGAGCACCACATTGGTTTCCCATGGCCAAACCCAAGTCCAGCTCAGTCGTCAAGATTGAATCCCGCCCTAAAAAGACTCGTCAAGGACAGGGGCAACACTCACTTCCTAATCACGGACGCAAACAAACACGCGGCCAAGGTAAGTAAATTGTGTATGATTGGGAGTAACTAATGTTACTCCTATGTCGGATCTTTCCGCTGCGCTTAATCTGATCAGGAAATACGAAGGTTTTAACGAACAAGCTTTCGCAGATCCTCACACAGGGAAAGATCCGTACACCATTGGTTACGGCACACAGTTTTACCCTGACGGTTCTCCTGTCAAACGTGGTCAACGTTGCAGTCCACAAAAAGCACTGGAGCTGTTATTCCACGAAACAAATATCATTGACACCCAGCTGCTAAAGCAAAACCTGGGCCTTGATGACGGCATGCGTCAAGCCTTGATTTCTTTCATTCACTCCATCGGCTGGGAACCCTTCCTTTACAGCGCCATCATCGATTGCATTGAACACGAAGATTACTGCGGTGCCACGCGAGAAATGGGCCGGTGGATCTTCAATGCTGATCATCAAGTCGTTGGTAATCTCCTGGATCGACGCCGAGAAGAAATCAACTTGTTCCTCCAAGGAGTTGATGCAAATCCCTGGGCCTCTACCGAGGTATTGTTGACGGCATTCCGCAATTACACCGCAGCACCTCATCAGGTGAAAGCAGTACGACGTTTGGAAGAACTCATGAGTCCATACATCCTGGCAGAGTTTGGAAATAACTTCCGGATTGATGAAAACCCTTGGTTTGATTTTAACGACCAAGAAGCAGATCTTCTGTCCGCCAGCTAGCATTAGAATAATTGCAACACGCAAATGAAGGCTGGAATGGAGAGATCAGTCGAGCCCAGGGAATTTGAACTCCCGTTGGAATTGCAGTTCTCCATGCGCAAGGCAGAACTTGCAGCGCAAGAGATGACATGGGACGAATTGCTGTACGCACTTCTGAACCTCTACCACCAGCGGCTGATGGAGTGGTATGCCATCAAGGATATCCTCGCAGCAGAAAACATCTCGATTGACTTCGACATTCCCACCGACTTGGAATTAGCAGAACTCGCCGCCGCTTGTATTGGCGACGACGAGGATGACGAAGACGAAGATGAGCTTCAACCGTTTTGAGCTTCGTCCAAATCAATAAGGCGGTTGAGGTACCACTGTGCCTTCTTCAGTGATTCTGTCCCGCCTTTATGCTTCTCACGCCAGATATACTTCATGCAGTTGCCCTTGCAGTAACCACGGAATTCTTCGGTGGTTAAAGCTGCCTCAATGGCTTCAATTGTTTCGATGCCCCCATCGGTGTAATGAGAAGGATGGTTAACCACATCCTCCTGGAGCACCGGAGCCTTTTCTTTCGTTAGCCAGGGCACAGGACAAATACCGTCCTTGCAGCCAGAATCGTCTGTTACCGGCTCAAACCACGACGTTTGCGTGACTGCTCCAGCATCTCCTCGCTGGGTCCCTCCAGGTCCAGCACTAACGCCCTGGGTTTCGGTGATGCGCCCATCTGCAGGCCCTCCTCCATTGACGGAATATACCCCGTCGTTCCAGGCCGTTGCCCCTCGAGATTCAGTGGATTCCTTTCCCGCCCCTGTTGACATGCGACCAAGCCTCGGTTGTACATATCCATTAATGGTACATCATTCGCTTCATTGTCGAGCGGTGCACCAAAATCTTCTTCGCTGAGGCAGCGGCACTTTACTTCGTCTTGAATGAAGCTATCTAAGAAACCTGCGACGCCATGCATGGCGAATACCCTGGTTGATTTATTGCTTCTACAATGATACTATGGCAAAATTCTTTGACCCCAATTACGATCCAACGGCTGACGCTGGTACGTCAGGGGCTGAGGTTACTGACCTTAATCCTGAACAGGCGTACGATACAGATTTACGTCGTTTCCCGTCAGAAGAAAGACAAGCTGTTGAATCGTTAAACGATAATCAAGACCGCGTTGGTAAGTTCTTTAGGGCAGCCAAAACCGCTGGGGCATACCGACAAAGAGCAGGTATTGCTGAACCGACCATCCGAGGTAAAACCCCAAGAACAGAAGCAACAATGGACGGTGTTGCACTGCCAAGTATGGGGGACACAATCGGACGAGCCGGAAGTACCGGCTACGCCCGTAAACCTGGATCAAGCTTTGGTAAGCAATACTAAACCTGGGAGAACACAACGTTCTTTGGTTGGTCTTGATACTTACCTTTCCGGTCCTGGTAAGTAACTTCACAATGGCTACCAGTGTGGAACAACAGCTGAGTAATTCCCTCGTTCGCATAAATGCGATTGAACAAACCAGTGCAGTTACTGATTTCAAGCGTAAGGTAACCCTCCCATCCTGCTTCGGCAGGCGTGATGTTTACCATAATCCCTGACCGCGCATACGTAGATTTACCAACAGCTACAACACTAATGTTGCTAGGGAGCCTCAGACGTTCATGCGCTACGCCAAGGCAATAGCCGTACGGCGGCAGCAAGAAGTATTGGCCACGTTCGTCTTCCCGCAGATCCGCTGGCTTCAAAATATCGGGATCAAAATTCTTGGGGTCACAATCCCCGGCTTGTACACGGCCAAAAATCAGGCACTGACTAGGTGATAAGCGAATGTCATATCCGTACGAACTGAGGCCGTAACTGAGAAGTTTCCGTCCATTCTCCTTGCTTACCAAATGATCCACAAATGGATCAATCATCCCATGTTCAAGGGCCTGCTCACGAATTTCCCAGTCGGCAAGGATGCTCATAATTCCTTTTAATCCTTTTCACTCTAGAGAAATTAACAGAGAATGTGCCCCCTTGGTTCGTAAATATCCTTAAAACGTTCGATTGCTTTCCCCGTATCTTCCATGGGAGGCAGGTACACCAATAGTGAGGTGCACGTTTTATGCACGCCAACACCTGTGCTCTTGCGAACTGTTAACGTTGGTGGCGTCCGCAAGATGCAGATGGGAAAATCAAAGATCTTAAACTCGTAACGAATCATGTCCGGGCAGTTGGTAAAGTACAAGCCCTGACTTACTTCTCTTGCTAACCAGCTGCGGTACAGCTTTCGGAACCACACCGCATGTGACGATGTCAAAGTTGGAGAAGAAGACCGTGTCATCTTCCAGCGTTCATTCTTCTTGTCCCAGAAGTATGCGCCACTGGGAGGAAAGACGTAAACCTTGCCGTACCACGTTTGGCAGTTCAATCCATCGTCAGATGGAGTGAAATACTTCTTGGCATCGACGTATTCATTTGCAAAATCTGAGCTGGCAACATCAAGATCAATACCCTCCATCAGGGCGTGCGCTGCTGAAACCAGGTCAGAACTTGTGATTAACTCACGATCTTCTGCGTGAGCCTTGATGTTTTCAATTGCCATCAGTCTTCCGATACTTTGTTGTAGTCGATTTCCAAGTAACGCATGCCCGCTGCATCATTGATGATGTAACCAGCTTTTTCCGTTGGATTAATTTTCTGTGCAGCACTGAGGATACGCCTGAATGTCTCAGCTAAATCCCCATCATTACCGCGTTCACACTCCTCTTGCGCTGAGTGCATCTCCTTTAGCGTCATGAAGAACATCGAACGGTCGGAATTGTCAGGTTGAAACACCATCACCCCTGGACCTTCATGCTCCCACATTTTGCAATAATGCTGCCCCATGTCACCAAGGATCAACTTGATAGTGGCATCAAGCATCTTGGCTTTCGTTTGATCAAGCTCAGGACCGATCACCGATGCGATCAACTTTTCACGACGGCTCATTTTTGATCAACCCCTGCTTGATTAATGCTTCCAGTAGTTTATTGGTTGGTTTGTACAAGACAACCATCTTGCCCAGGATACCGCGTTTTTTTACGAGGCGTCCAGTATCGTCCTTCAGTTTTTCAAATTCTCCTGAACGGATCAGATATTCTGCCACACAACGTAGCCGTCGTTTAAGTGGCAATTCGGCTTGCGGGAATTTGCCGCAGATTGTATCAGGTGTTAAGTCCTGGAACGCAAGACGCAAACGATTGGCAAGTGTCATACCAAAGTTCGCATCCTCTTCTTCATAATTTTTTAAGTTTTCCAGGTATCTTTGCAGGCACCCGTCATCGAAAGATCCTTCGGGTGGCAAGAACATTTCCACTTGATCCGCAAGTGATGCTGGCAATACTTCCCTGTAATTGACCAGGGTTACAACCTCAGTTTCAATCCCGTGAAATCTGTGCGGCATTATACGAGACGATCGGGGTTAGTTGTTTTATATTTGGTCGACCGTGCACCGGTGTTGCCAATAAAATCCCAGAGATCACTTTGGCGATTCTTGCAGAATGCGTGAATCATCTGGTTCCATGGGATACGAATAACCGCTTTGCGATTGGGATCTGGCGAAATATTGACGTAGTGAACACCTTCTACCCAACCCTTGTCAGGAGTCTTACGTCCAATAGAAATCCAATTTCTGATCGTTTGATCGGATACGCCCAACCGCTTGGCACACTCCTCAGTTGATACGTATTCATCTGCGTAAATCTGGGGATTCAAGATATTTGTTTCATCTTCTCCGTAACGACTGTGCCACATTGACGAAAGGATGTTGCGAATACCCTTGAGTTCGGTGGCAATATCCTCCAAACCTTTTCGTAAGCCGTAGTTCATAGCGACAAATCCTCTCTATAGATGCTAGTGTGTGTGAAAAGGTTTTGCATCATGGAAGAACAAATTCCCCCTAGTCAGTTTCCGGGTCAGCCCACTGGTCAGGACTATTTCATGAATGAGATCAGCCCTGAAAATCTTGCAGCAATGAAAGCAAGAGCAAAAGAACTAGCCATCCAACAAGCCTTGGCCCAGCAAGCGAGCTTTCAACAGCAACCGCCGCAGGTGATGTATGTTCGGCGCAACCTTACCGTTGCAGAATTACTGGTTGTATTCCTCATTTCCTGTGGAATTGTAACAGGAATCCAATTTGTTTGGCACGGTGTTTCCAACCTGCTGCCCAGGATTGAGGTAAGGGTTAAGTGAGCAAAGAGAACTATAATTAGGTATAATACTGCGCAGTATAAGTAGGTGGCCACCAATAGAAGGATCAGCGAGTTTCCGTCGATTGACGGCACCGCGATTGTTGATGAAGACCTCATGACGCTGGTCCACGTTTTTGAAGTGGACCCGGTACTGCGCAACAAAAAAATTACCTTCAGTCAATTCCGTACTTACCTAGATCAATACTATGCAAACGTCACTGGCGAAACAATCAGTGGCAATGTTGTAATTCAAGGTGGTTTAACCGTTAGTGGTACAACAACCCTGAGCACAGTAACAAGCTCAGGCCTTGGAACATTTAGCGGTGTTATCGTCCAGAACAATTTAAATGTCAGCGGCACTACCAGTGGAACAACCTTCACTGGCTCCATGGCAAACTTTGTGTCCGGACGATTTACGGACAGAGTATCTGGCGCCACTATCACCGGCAATAACATCCAAGCAACCACAGGTAACTATCAGTCTCTTACTGGTGTGACCGGTGTTTTTACAACCAGTCTCTCTGGTGCGACAATTACCGGCAACGTTGGTCAATTTACCACGGTCTCAGGCCAATCAATTTCTGGTGCAAACATCACCGGTGTTTCTGGCGTATTCACCACCCAGTTATCCGGCGCCACAATCACGGGCAATACCATTCAAGCGACAACTGTCACCGGCATTACCGCTAACGTCACCACAGGAAACTTTCAAACACTCACGACTGCCACTGGAATCATCCAGTCGACACTTACAGTCACTGGCGTCAGTACGTTTGTCAGCTCAGGTCTTTTCCAGGGCAACGTCAATGTCACTGGTACTCTCAGCGGCAACACAATTACTGGTGCAACGGGCGTCTTTACATCTGTAACAGGTGTATCCGGTGTTTGTACAACACAGTTATCGGGTGCCACGATTACCGGAAATGTGGGGCAATATACGTCGCTTACTGGTGTTACTGGTGTATTCACAACGTCTGTTTCTGGTGCCACCGTTACAGGCAACACGGGACAATTTACGACCGCAAATGCTGTCACAGGAAACTTTACGTCACTTACTGGTGTAACCACAACTGGTACCCTGGCTCGATTTACAACTGTTACTGGCATCAGCGGCGCATTTACATCGTTAACAGGACAAACAATCACAGGTGTTAGTGGTGCATTTACATCGCTGACCGGCGTAACAGGCGTCTTTACTGCATCGTTATCAGGCGCAACCGTAACCGGTACCACGGCTCAATTCACGACCGTCACTGGCGTCAGTGGAGCATTTACGGTTCTTACTGGTGTGACCATAACCGGCACAACGGCTAACTTTGCATCAGGCGTATTCACAACACAGCTTTCAGGTACGACCGTCACTGGTACAACCGCCAACTTCACAAGTGGTATTTTCCAGAACTTAACGGCAACCAACCAAACGTTTGGCGGCAACCTTACATTCTCTGGTAATACAACAACACTGGGATCCGGCTTTATTGTTTCCGGTCTTAGTGTCACTGGAACAATTAGTGGCATCACTGTTACCGGCACTGCAGGTCAATTCACAACTGCAACTGCTGTCACTGGTAGCTTCACGTCATTAACTGGTACAACCACGACAGGTACTACTGCCAACTTTGCATCTGGCGTATTCACGACCGTAGTCTCTGGTGCGACGGTTACTGGTAATACCGTTAACGCAACCACTGGTAACTACCAATCAATCACAGGTGTCACTGGCGTATTCACTACGTTATTGTCTGGTGCTACCGTAACCGGCACAACGATCCAAGGCACAACAATCACTGGTGTAAGCGGTGCATTTACTGTTGTTACTGGTGTAACTGTCACGGGTACAACCGCTAACTTTGCCAGTGGCGTATTCACCACACGAGTCTCTGGCACAACCGTAACCGGTAATACGGGTCAATTCACAACTGTCACGGGTATCAGCGGTGCATTTACTGTTGTAACAGGCGTAACCGTTACCGGCACTACGGCTAACTTTGCATCTGGTGTATTTACCACCGTCGTTTCGGGTACAACCGTTACTGGAGCAACAGCTAATTTTACAACTGCAAATGCTGTCAGCGGTAACTTCACATCGCTAACCGGTACAACAACCACTGGTACTACCGCCAACTTTGTCAACGGTAACTTCAGTACACAAGTTTCTGGCGCCACAGTGACCGGTGCTACGGGTGCATTCACCAATATCACCGGTAGTATTCTTCGGGTTACAACTCCCTCTGGCGCAACACCAGCCATTGTTTGCTCCGGTGTTGTTTCCGGTAGTGCATCTGGTTTTGTAATTCAAGGACCATTAATCATCCTTCCTTAATTTTTTGGCTTAAAATAGGTAAAAACAGGTAAGCAACAATGCCGTACGGTACTATCAAGGTTGATACGATTACGTTTACGAATGCGGGCGTAGATAAGAGTGTTTCAATTTCGGGCTTAGTTCAAAACCCTACCTTTACCGGTAACGTAACGGCAACAGGTACCATCTCCGGTTTAATTGTTCAGGCCCCAACGGTAACTGGTACGACTGCCAACTTTGCATCTGGTGTTTACACCACGCAAATTTCTGGTGCAATTGTTAAAGTTCCAGCAGGAAGCGCTGGTGCTCCAAGTATTCAAGTAGGTGTTGGCGCAAGTGTGGCGCCTGGTTTATATGGTGCAGGCACTGACCTTTTAGGTATTAGCACAGGTGGCGCAGGAAGAATTTTTATTGATTCAACGGGCAGACTTGGGGTTGGGACAAGTAGTCCATCATCACCTTTACATGTTTTATCCTCTTCTACACTTATAGCAACTTTTAGTGGGCCTGCTAACGCTTATTTAGATGTTACCGATGGTACCGGTGTTTTTCGTGTTCAATTATCTTCAAATACTCCAGTAATAGGATCAAGCACAAACCATGGTTTAATTTTTAATACCAACGCCACTGAGCGTATGCGTATTTTGGCCGGAGGCAACGTAGGCATTGGAACAGGTAATCCTCAAGCAACCCTTGATGTTGGCGCAAAGTTTAGAGTTGATACAACAAGTGCGTTTGGCGTTCTAAGTCTTGCCAGGCCCGATGGTACTCACTCTCCTTTTATCAGAGGAGCAGATAGTGCCGGAACAGCATCTGCGTTGCGTTTGGGAGATGTAGGTGGCTCACAAGCCGCAATGGACATTTCTGCTGCTGGGAACATTATTTTTTACACCAATACGGCAACAACCGAACGTCTCCGCATTGACAGCTCTGGTCAACTCACAGTAGCCGCAAAAACAAACGGTGTCACCAATGGCATAATTTACAACGTACCTTATACCGGCGGACAAGCTAACGCAGTATCACAAGTTCTTGCCGCTGCTACAGGAACCGCCAACGCTTTGGCGCGGATCAACATGTCAACTGTTGATCTTGCAAACACCAACGGTAGCTTTATCTCTTTTGCTACCTCTGCCGGTGGCGGTGGGTCGCCGGTAGGCGATTTAACAACAGAAAAAATGCGTATAAGCCCAGTAGGTAACGTGGGGATTGGGACGACTTCGCCTACTGCAAAACTTACAGTATACGGAGACGGCACCTCAACAGACACACTTGATGTTGTCAACCCATCTGCTACTAACGGTGCAACTATTCGTTTTGCTGACGTAAATTCAAGCTCAGCAATCAAAACAATCCCAGCAAGTAGCACTCATTCGCTAGGTTTCTTTGTTGCTGATGCAACCGTAGAACGGATGCGCATCGACAGCTCCGGCCGGGTGCTGGTGGGGACGAGTACGTCTTTTGGTGTTGGCACATCAAATGCCGGCCAACTCCAGGTAGCCGACACGAGTATCGGAATTGTTTCCCTTTCAACGTTTGCTAATACGGGAAACGGCGCGTTCTTAATGCTTGGAAAATCAAGAGGTACAAGCATTGGTTCTTACACGGTCGTTCAAGCCAATGATCAACTCGGTACTATTCGGTTTGCCGGTTCAGATGGAACATCCTTTCAGACATTTGGCGCTTCCATTGAAGCCTATGTAGACGGCACCCCAGGCACCAACGACATGCCAGGCCGCCTAGTGTTCTCCACCACCGCCGATGGCGCGAGCAGCCCGACGGAGAGGATGAGGATTGGTAACAGTGGATTTACCAATCTTTTTGTAACGGCCAATGATGGATTCCAAAGCCGAAATAGTGCTGCCGCTGGAACAACTCTCGCTGTATTTGCTGGCAGACATTCAGCGACTAGCACGACAGATGGGACTATCAGTTTTCAAGTCTGGACTAACGGCAACGTCCAGAACACCAACAACTCTTACACAGCTATTTCTGATATCAAGCTGAAGGAGAATATCGTTGATGCAAGCTCCCAGTGGGCCGATCTCAAGGCACTTCGGGTTCGCAACTACAATCTGAAGGAAGGGCAGACCCATAAGCAGATTGGACTCGTTGCTCAGGAAGTGGAGCCCATCTCTCCTGGACTGGTCTACGAATCCCCCGACCGCGACGCAGAAGGAAACGACCTCGGCACCGTCACCAAGAGCGTCAACTATTCGGTGCTCTACATGAAAGCAGTCAAAGCCCTGCAGGAAGCCATGGAACGCATCGAAACTCTGGAAGCCAAGGTCGCAGCCCTGGAGGGAAACTAAACGTGGATATTATTCTCCACTTGGGAGGTAATTCGGTCAGAGCAACTAAGGCCGCTGAACTTGCTCTGCAATATCCAAATGCAGCCGTGGTCATCTCCTCGGAAGGGGGTGACCATGGCCTCAGTTATTACGACGCTGCTGGCATTGATCGCAGTCGAATTACAATCGACATGCAGGCCTGGGACACCGTCACCAACTTCACTCATACCTATAAGTTGTTGCGTCGACTTGGCATCACACGTTTGTTTGTGGTCACTGATTCCTCCCACATGCCACGAGCGCTTGCTATTGCAGAACAAGTGTGGGGTGGGCGTGTTCCCATTGAAGGTCACAGTTACCAAGATGGTGATGGCTACAAAACATCCGACGCCACTCACATCAAAATCGACACATGGAGAGCCTGGATGTGGCGTAGACTTGGTATTTTGCCGTACTGGATTTCTGTAAGGCAAGCACGAAGTGGGTTTGTGTCAACAGAAAAACATTCATTTTTGGAAATTGGTTTTTAACTAAGGTTGCTTAAATCAACAAACTGTTAAAATAAGAAAAACATTTATCAACATGTCTACTGTTACCTGGGATATTGCACAGCTTGAGCGTCATCTTCCTGATGGAGACACATGCCCAGACGGTGCTGTTTCCACGATCCACTGGACTGCATCCCTGGAAGAAGGCGGTGAAGTAGCCAGTGTTTACGGCAGCGTTGGGTTAGGTGAACCAGCCTCCGGTTCCTTTACGCCGTACAATCAACTGACCAAATCGCAAGTTGTTGGTTGGTTACTGGCAGCACTTGGCGTTGATCAAGTTGTTTCCATTGAGAAAAGTTTGAATGACCAAATTCAACAAAAACTCAACCCAACATCAGCTGCTGGCATCCCCTGGTGATTATTTGCTATATTTTACGTAAGCTAACTGACTGACATGGCCTGCAAAAAGTCTCAACTGGTTTCCGCCATCAACTCCTTTGGTTCTGCACGTGCCACAGGTGACGGCAACCTTATTGCGTTTGCCGCTGAACTCATTGGCAAACTGGTTGATACCCTGGAGTTTGAACCGGAATCGGAAGAAGAAGCTATTACTCCCGAAGTTGTGGCAGAAGAAACTGCTGAGTAATTGACACACTTGATCTAAAGTTAGTAAAAAGCTTTAGGTCGATGTCAATAAAATTTGTCGAGGCAGCCGAGTTTTTCAAAGGACTGCCACATCAAGTTGACGCATTTAACTGGCTCCAGGATCAGGTTTCCTCCTCGGTCCTGGAGACTTTTGCGTCTAAGTACCGAAAAAAACCAACACCGCCCCAAAGTTTTGACAACACCTGGGACGGTGTATTTGCCGCAGCAAAAGCAGCGGGCAGTAAATATCCGGAAGTTGTTGCGGCTCAGTGGGCACTGGAATCAGGCTGGGGCAAACACACATCAGGTACTCACAACTACTTTGGATTAAAGGGAAGTGGGTCCAACGTCAACACCCAAGAATTTCTCAACGGTAAATGGGTCACGATCAAAGCCGGATTCATTGATTTCCCCGACCTTTACACCTGTGTTTGCTACTTAGTCGAGCGCTGGTACAAAGACTTTGGTCGTTACCAAGGTGTTAATCGTGCCAAAAGTGCTGAAGAATGCGCCAGGCTTTTAGTTACCGAAGGGTATGCCACTGATCCAAACTACGCAACAAAACTGATTGGCATTTTATCCAAACAAGACAAGCCCTCAACGCCAGCAATAAAACCTGAAACGTCAGCTAAATTCCAACCCTGGAGCCCATTCACAACCAAAGTCACGGAACACATCACCTACGGTGAATTGACTTTGAATCAAGAAGCTCGTCGTTTCACCAAGCAGTACCAGTGTGAGACAGCTTTGGAACTGTGTAAGTTCTTAGAAAAAGCACGTGCTGCATTTGGAAACAAGCCGTTGGTAATTACCAGTGGTTCACGGCCGGAACCAATTAATTCACAAGTTGGTGGCGCAAGAAACAGTGAGCACACCTACGACGCACCCTCTAAAGGTGCCGTTGACTTTTACATTGATGGCGTCAGTGTCTACACACTGCAAGACTGGTGTGACAAAAATTGGCCGTACTCAGTTGGTTATGGTGCCAAAAAGGGATTTGTTCATCTTGGGATGAGGGAAAGCAAAGCGCGAATTCGCTGGGACTACTGATGGCTAAAGTAAAAAACAAAGATCCACACATACGTGTCAATATGTGTTGGCAAGTTGGTGATGAAAAAAAATGCGCCACACTCTCGAAAGAGGCGGCGTATGCAACACGGGATTGGGTAGAGCAACAAGGCGGATGCACTTGGTGGTTTCAAGCGCTGCCAGATTGATCAGCGATCTTTGGCGCGACCAACCAACAAAGCACCAGCTTCAAGGAAACGATAGAGATAACCAATAAATGTGTCGTCTTTGCGCGTCGGAGTCAGCGCACAAACTAACGAACAAAAAGCGTGGAAAGCAAACAAGATTTCCAGGTAACGTTGAAATTGGGACATGATCAATACCTTTTTCCTTATTCTAAATTGCTAGGCTTATAAATATAGAAAGATTTAAGATCTGGATTTATTCTCCACCTTGGGTCTTCATGCGTTTCAAACCAACGTCGCCACACCTTAAATTGTTTGTCTGGTACTGCAGACTCACACCTTAAACACAAAGAATCACCAGGCGGTAAATCAGTTACCCAATGACGAACTTGACGGATAGCTAAAGCTTGTATCTTGTTTCCTTCTTGCCCTGTCAAGGATGCCGACAAGGAACGCACCGACTTTTTGTTGCGTCTATTAAACCAGTCATTGAGTTGACGTTTTGATTTGCCGACTGCCAAGCTGGCCAGCCAAATGCAACCAGCATCCGTCCTTAGCCACGGCATCAGGCGCATCTTAAAGATGTACCCGTTTTTTAGTTGATACGTTGTTGTTTTTTTGCGGCGTCTAAAGCGTTTAGCTTCATACGTCATACATCTTGCAGCAACTAGCGTGTGGATTTTCTTGGCAGTACTGATACCAACGATGTGCCTGAGTTTTTGTTTTGGTTGGCCTTTGTTTTGTAAGACGAGACCAAAACGAAAGCAATCGGTAAATCATGGTCTGTTGGTGAGAGGGATAAAGATATCAGGGAACTTGTCCGTGTCCTGGTGCTCAGACTCCCATGCTTGCTGCCATTCTGACAGAGAGTGATCGTGAATGGCAAGAAAATATTCTTGATCATCTGCAGTGTCAACGTTTACCCAATATTGATCACCTTGTTCAGATGGAATTTGGTCACCAATAAACCAAGTGGAACCATCGAGCACGGTAACGGTAATGCCTGAGTTAATAGCGCAGAGCAGTTCGGTGAATCCATTTGGTTGTTGTACGCTGCTGGAAATGACAGTGTCAACAAAAACAGGAGAAATAACATTGATTGTACGGCTGAAATCAATTGAGGTCTCCTGGAGCAGCAACGCAATATCACCCTCATCCTCCAGGGCGATGAACATCTCGGTTGGAGGAAACTCAACAACAAGTCCAAGCTCGTAATCAAGTGGTTCATTGCGAGTAGTCGAAACACAAATCAGGTATGCGCCAGCTTCCAGGGCGTAGTAGCGATCGTCGCCACGGTCGACGCGAAACCTTGAGAAACGGTTGTACAAATCTGATTGTGCGCCCATAACCGTACCAAGGTACGGATGTGAGATTTCGTTGTCGCTGATGATTGACACAGAGTCTTCATCAAAAACTCCACGTCCTTGGATAGGAATTGAATCCAAGTTGTACGCAGAAACTTGAATGTAGTTCGGACGCGGTGGCCCTTTGGTAACAACAATCCAACCAGGGATTACAAGGTTAATTTGAAACCAATGGTTGTAAGTGCCGCCGCCGAAGCCACCGTTTGACGTTTGGTTGGTATCCTTGTAGCCAATGACTTTATTTTGCGGGCCCAGCTTACCCTTTAAATAGCGCAGTGAAGTTGTACTAAAGGTACCAAGTACCAATGGATTTGATTTACTGCGATTGGCTTGGGCAATAGCCGGGTTGCGCGACATTATTTGATATAATTCCTTTTCCTTATTGTAAGTGCGCTCAATTCAACCCTCATCGTATTCAGGTGGTGGTGCTGCTTCCCGTGGATTGGTAATCGTTTGTTTGTACTGCGTGGCAGCCAGAGCGTCAGCCTGCACTTTCTTCCGTGCCCTGGCATAGCACATTAATTTACTTGGCTCAAATTCCAAGACGAGTGGGTGAATGCGGCCAGGGGGATAGTCCCTGTTCCAGCTGGAAAGCATGTGTACAGGATTAAAACATTCCGGATTGCCACACACGCGAGTCACAAAGAACTTACCAACATCTCCCCACGCGCACTGGTAGACAGCTTTATGGAGCGAGACGTATTCAGATGATTGCTTGGCGTAATGAGAACGGTAAGAAGGAAGGCACGCACGTTTGGAATTACCACGTATGTGCCAGCACTCATCCATGGTTGTGACATTAATTCGGTTCCAGATCGCAGCATATTTGTGCTTGTAGTTGGGATCCAGGTAGTTGATGTCAAAACCGCAGACGTTCTTCCAGATTTTTTGGACACAGTAGTAACACCAATGGTTTTCCTGGTCACGTATGTCGTGGTTGTGCGGACACACGTAGCCCCGGTAGTAGCCGTACTCATCGAGGGTCTTGTCGTCACATTGATTTGCATTTCGCAAATAACGAATGTTGAGCCGAGCGTTAAGTTCGGAAACCTGAGCAATCAAATTTGCCATGTCAGTTTGAGTCCAATATGAGATTGGTGGTAAGGGATCTGGAGCGAAGGATCAGTTCCTTGCGATTGTCACGGTCAGATGCGACGTGAATGACATCGCTCTCCAGGGGGTCCTGGCCGGTGCGTAGGAAGTAGACAAGCCTGTGGGCCTGGTACTGCCCTCCCCCCAGCCTCACCACGTAGTAGCGGGTGGCTGGGACGTATTTCCCGGCCATGTCTCCTTCGGCGTGCCAGCCCGTTGTACAGGCCCATTCCAGGCCCGATGGGTACCGAGTCGACAACCGAAGCTTGGATTCCAAGTGCCAGAGAGGTGGCAGTGGTACACGTGGCCTACCCATAAAACCCGAGAATGCCCCCTGTTTATCTTTATTAGATCCAAATGACACTTTGCCGAAAGTGTCATTATTTGTCAAGTAATCTCAAGTGAGATTGTACTTGAGACACTAAACACAACCCACCAATCCCACCGTCTCATTCCTGTCTCACCATGACTCAAATAATGACACTTTCAGTAAAGTGTCATGTGCGTCACGTAAAGATAAAAGGGGGGCATTCTCGGGTTTCACCCGTACTCCACCCCCTCAATGCGTACACCTTGCTACAAAAAATCCCCTGTTTCCAGGGGATCCATCACCTTGGCACCAATCAAGCCTCAGTCGTCTCACATGAGACCAGTCTCACGCCGCAGCCCCAACCGTGCGTTTTTCCTTCTTCTCCTTCTTTTTCTTCTTTGGCTTCTCTTCCACTTCCGGCTCACCACCCTCCACCACCTCCTGGAACACCCCTCCAAACTGAGACGCAACTGAGTCCCAACTGAATTGAGGATCCGTCACCCGCTTGTAGCAGGCATCGGCCACACTGTTCAGGTACTCCCGATCGTCGTAGAGGTTGGCAAGGATCTGCGCCAGGTGTTGGTCGGAGGGGCAGGGCATCTCCCGTGCCATGTTGGTGTCCACATCCACGTGGTCGCAACGAATCAGTGGGGCATAGCCCTCAAAAATCTCTTTGGTACTGGTGTGATCCGGCACCACCTGTGCCACACGGCAGGCAGCATTCTCAAAGTTGACTAGCTCCCAGCCACCCCCCTTGGTGGTATTGATTCCAATATCAGCCGCGTTGTAAATGCAATTCAGGAACTCCACCGAAACGTTCGGCGGCCCCTGGTTGTTATTGGTCATGATGATGCGACCGTTTGGATCAAGTCCGTTCTTACTCATCTCCCGCCCGAAGAGCGGCATGATATCCCACCCCTGATCCTTGGTACCGCAGTGCATATAAAGTTGCGTATCCGGGCGACCGACTGCGAACTTGGCAAAGGCTGCAATCGTAATGTCCATGCGTTTGCGGAACTGATTCCTGTTGGCATTCAGGCAGATGAAGATGTCCTCCGACAGCCCCAGCTTCTTGCGTGCCTCCTTCTTATCCATGGGATAAAAGAGATCCGTATCCAAACCATGCGGAATTACAGTGACCGGCTTGGTGATACCCGCCTTAAAGAATTCGTATGCACCAAATTCCGTAAATGCAATCAACGCATCCCATTCATTGATGTGTGCATCGATGCCACCAATCCAGTTGTAGCTATCCATCGTGAGGTAGCCACAGAACTTAAACTTCTTCTGCTGGTGCAGATCTTGAATACGCCTGTACTGTTCACTGACAATCCAAGGATCATTCAAGCTGAACACAATATCCGGCTGTTCCTTCTCAACAATCTCCCGAATGCGATCCTCACCAAAGGGCGCCTGCTGGAATCGGTTGGACGCAGGATACATCTTGAAATCTTTCTGCTCATCCGTTGGATCCCCATGCCAATTACATGCGAGCACCACAATTTCAAAGTCATCCTTCAGTCGCGGCAGTACCGCACCACTGACACGGCCGAAACCAGTCATTGCTGCAAAGTCAGCAACCCAAAGGATCTTAGTTTTTTTAGCCATTTAAGACGGATTATCTCGTTTTACTATACTCAATTCGACGGAGTAGTCGACCGTACCAACTCTTTTTGCTCTACAGTTTTAGCCTTCAACTTCTTCTTGAGGAATTCTGCTGCCCGATGCGTCTGCGTGGTATCGCCACAAGTATAAAGATCGATTGCACAATACCCAATCTCGGGCCACGAATGAATTGATGCGTGGGATTCAGCCAGCAGTGCCAATAGTGTGACACCTTGCGGCTTAAACTTCTCGCCAATAATGCGCAGGATAGTTGCTTTGGCCATTACCAAAGAAGCCTCAAGCAATCGTTGAAGCTCCTGGTAATCATCCAAAATCTCTGGATCACAATCGTATAGATCCAGTATCAGATGCCGGCCATTTCCCACTACATTGTTGCATCATTCTCTATTGTCTCACCAGTAGGTACAAAAAGCTCAGGGTATTGATCCTTATAACGGTCAGGGTTTGCTGCAAATTCCACAACCGAAGGCAGTTGCAAGTACCTGTCAATATTCGACTCCTTGATGGCAATGTTAAAGACCTGCATACCAGACGCCGCCTTCTTGGAGTAGACGTTCAGCTTGAGCTGGTGCCTGCAAATGTCCAGGAACAAGGGCTCAAACCTGCCGCGTGACATGATGCCCACGTTGCAGTTGCGACAGAACTCCGCATAGCTGGCATACAACCAACGCGTATTGTCCTTGTAATAGCCGCCAGTTCCATTTGGATTCTGCTGACAGAAGCCAACGTGCGTCATCACATTCGGCTGGAAGACCAACTTGTGATCCATCCAATCCAACAGTGGATTAGAACGCAGGCTTTGCTGCTTCTCATACTTACGAAAGAAATCAATCTTCTTGCCGGTTTCCATGAGGCAAGCACGCATGTCATCCTCAGTCATATCCAACAACCAGTTCACCAACCCTGGCAACAAAGGAGCGAACACACCCTGAGGAACACCCTTGGAATCGAACTTAATCAGTTCCTTTTGTTCTGCCTGACCGCCCTCAAACGGACGGTCGAACGGAATAGTAAGGCGGCGACGCGCAAGGCCAGAAGTGTAATCAGTTGATTGAATAGCTTCATTAGCTGTAATCATCACAACTCCATGATACTGAAACGGATCTTGACCTTCGCTTTGATACTTGCGTTCACTACGGATCCAATCATTACCAGTAATTGCCTTCAGCTTTGATACCGATCCACCCCACCTATCAGCATCCTGGAACAGCAGAAGCTTCTTACCCATGTAGCTTGCAGCTTCAAACCTGTTCTTCTCCAGATTCTCAAAGTCTGTTGAGTAGGTGTTCTGCTTACCAACCAATGCCACAGCCAGGTTTGCATAGGTCGACTTACCGGACTTACCGGGGCCAACAATCTCCACAAACTTCTGGATCTCATAACGCCCTAGTAGCGTGGCACGCAACCATGCACGTAACACCTGAACACGTTCCCAGCTACCGTGCTGCACATGCTTCAGCCACTTAATGATGTCTTCACACCCAGCCGCTGGATCATACCGATAAGGCATTTGCTGGGTCAGGTGCATCCCCCGATTGAATGGAAGCAACTCCTTCTTCTCAATATCCAATACCCCATTGGTAAACAACAGGTAGTTGGAACCGTCATACCAATCATCAAACACCAACACCGCCTGGAGCTGCAGGTAGATGTCATTCATCAAATTAGAAGTGAATCCACCGGGAAGTTGCAGTACTTGCAGCTTTTTCCGAATGTCACCCATCATTTCGATCTTCGTGAGAGGCGACCAAAGCCCATCACTTTCTTTAGCATAAATAAAGAATTGACCGTGGGCTTGACTAAAGCGCAGATCTCCGTTATATGTTGAGCGCAAATGATCTACGATTTGGCTGGATGACGGGTTCTTTGACGTTTTCTTCTCTTCTTTTGACTTCATGTTTTTTGTGTCCAGCTCCTGCGACTGCCATTGATTTGTCTGAGTGGCATCGGATGCAGCACATGGAGCGGTTACGGGAGTCATTTGAGATTCTTCCAGATCAATTTCAGCCAATAATTTTGAAGCATGCTCTAATGTCGCATCATCAACACTCAGCCCCCTATACTCCTGGGACGGCTGCCACCCCTGCTCACGAGCAACGTGAATCAGTGAACCAATGCTGCGACCAGAGCCACGAGTAAACGACAGCCACCGCCGGTGACACTCCCCCTCCCTATACTTGTCCGACTGCTTGGACCATTCTTCCCACTGATCAAGGAGGGATTCATCGAGATTATGGAGTGATTGACCGACCGTAATCCAGATGTCATAGTCATCCGCCGCCTCTGGAGGCATACCCCACATTGCCTCTGCGGCAAGCTTCATATCCCGGTCAAGGTCCACAACACTATTGATCGCAAAGCCTGGGCCGATAACACGCGTTGTTTCCTTTGCCGGAATACCTTGCTTGACATTCTTGTTGATGATGGCATTCAACAAGAAGTCCGGCATTTCAGGCACAGCTTTTGCCCACTCAAACCCAAGGTCTGGAGCCGTGTAGTACCCATCCGTTTCCGGATGTAACCCCATTAACACACCCTGGTGCCGCTTCCACAAAATCTCAAGCTTCTCTTTGTCTACTGCTGCGTGCCACGTGTACTTATTCCGAACGATGTGCTTATGTTTCTCACGACTAACCCGGTATAACCTACGCTCCCTACCTTCCTTCCCACTGAAAATTGTTAGCGTGGGCGGCATCACCTTAATGAAAGGTGCATCAGCCAACTCCTCCACCAGCTGGTACACCGATGGCCCATCAATGTCAATCCAGATAAAACCGTACGGATGGTTGTAGACAGGACCACCGAGCAGGCCGATAGCCTTACACTTCCCGCTTGTCAATTCATCTTCAATTTCCTTGACACTAAACGGTTTGTTCTGCCATCCGGCAACATACGGATCCTTGTTGGCACCAAGCGGAGTGAGTGGCCAATCCGCTGGGATGTAATCAAAACGAATTTCGCCGGGCCGGAGCGAGAGCTGAGAAGTATTAGTCATTCGTTAACTGATGGCATGAGTTCCACTTTAAAGTCTTTATTGGCAAATACCTGGTCCTTCACCAAGAAAAAAGCATGAAGATGCATAGGGGTGGGCAGATAAAAACAGTCCCCATCCATCGCACTATTCATGCGATTCTGAAGACTATTCATCCACTCACCAACGGAAACGTAGATTTCCATCGGAGGGTTGTCTGGCTGTTTACTTATCCTAGGGCCACCAATCCAAGGACAACCTTACGACTTCCCAGAGTTTTGAGACTCATTAGACCCACTTATATCTTAGACAAGATCCTGGTCCTGCTGACCATACTCTTCCATTTGCGTGTAATACTCTTCAACCAGTTTGTGCCAATCCGCATGCAAAGCATTAAGAAAATTCCTGGAGATCTTAAAGACTTGTGTACGCACCGGTGTTGATACCAAGATGGCAGCCTGCTGGACCTTGATGCCAAGCGTCTGGGTAATAGCCAAGTCGTAAGCCGCGAGCTGCTTCAAAGTTTTTTTGAATTTCATGTGACCACCCAAGAGATCACGCCATTCAGGCGACCCCTTCTCCAGGTCTTTAGGCCACTTGCGACTGTAGGGTTTGACGCTGGTCTTCAAATCAGCGAGAGTAAGCTTGTTATTAACCACACCGATAATGTCGGGAGCACCAGCCCAAGCTCGCCCGTCAGGATCGCAACCCCAAACGCGAGCAACGTCATCAGCGCCAATAGTGAATTTAAACCGATCAACCACAGGCGTCTCTGCCCATAAGACTTCGTCAAACTGATCCAGAATTGACGGCATGCCTTGCCAAAAGTCTTGGTACTCATCAGCGATCTCCGGGGTTTTGTTCCCTTTTAGGTACTGCTCCATACCATAGTGGATGGCAGTCCCCCTTTCGGCAGCGGCCTCCTTAACACCTGGATTATTTTTTGACCACATTTCGAGCTTCCGTTTGTTTGCTTCGGAAGCAGTCTCAGATATGATTGTAGTTACAGACGGGGCTGGGCCAGTAGGTAACGGCGTGGTGTAATGCCTTTTGCCGTTAAGCGTAATTCTGGTTGCGGCCCTGTTTAGGTTCCGCATGAGATCCGGTTGCTTATCCTGGACCTTAATCCAAGGATCCGATAAATCTATCTTAGCAACCATTGAAGCTTTTGTATATTATCCTCAAGTTACCACACTAATTATCAAAGTGCGAATGAACGGTTTTGTGTACGCAATCTCCAGCATCCTCCTGGCTCTATTGACAGTTGTGGCCATTGATGCTTACCTGATCTTTATTGCCTCTACTCCAGGACAATGACAGGACTCGATAAGTTCTGGTACTCAATCCGTGGATGGTACAGCTGCATATCCTGGATCATCATTGAAATTGTCAAGGAGTATCTCCCAGACCTAGTCTTCTGGAAGCCACCCACTCACCCAGATGATTTCACCTGGTATGCAGAGCGTGTCAACGGAAGGCTTGCCATGCTAGCAGTAACCATCATTTTAGTCACCGAGTTAACCACCAAATCTTCCATTTGGAATCTTGTCCATGTCCTGTAATCTCACCCGTTTCTACTACGACCTTGACGGCTGGCCCGTAGTGGAAGACATTGAAACCATTGAAGCCGACGCATTTGAACAAAGCTTACAGAACGAAGATATCTCTTATACTCGAGTTGATTTGTAAAACGCCATGACTAGCTGGGACGACTACTTTACCGAAGTAAAACCAAAGCTTGGCGCCAGGGCACAAAGCTTTGAAAAGATCTTTGCCTACCTGGATGAAACCACCAATCCAACCATTATCGAAACTGGCACATACCGCGAAGAGAACAACTTCACCGGAGATGGTTGCTCGACCCTTCTCTTTGACAACTACGTCAACGATCGTGGTGGCAGCGTAATCTCTATTGACAATGACCCCAAAGCCTGCGCTCTGGCTTCGGCAAACACCAGCAATCTCACTGAAGTTGTTGAGTCCGACTCCGTTGAATTCCTTGGCACGTTACGGGGAAGCGTCACGCTCCTCTACCTAGATTCCTACAACATCCAAAATTGGCAAGACGACTGGGCCCCAGCTGCACATCATCTTAAGGAATTGTTCGCAGCCAAGGACATCATTCAGCATGACACCCTTATTGTTATTGATGACAACATCAAGCACGAGGGTAAGCGCCTGGGCAAAGGACGCCTGGTCTACGAACTGATGGAGTCCCTAGGCATCGAGCCATTCCTTGACGACTACCAGGTTGGCTGGGTGTGGCAGGAGCTCTCATAGTTGTGAATGCCGTATTGCAAAAGTTGATACGGCATTTCATACTATTTGAGTTAGTCCAAAAGACGCATGTACACCAACACGTTTATACTTAGAGGACCCCGTACTTCTGAAATGTCTTTATCCAGTCAGGTCAAAGAAGCAGTCAATCAAGCTGCCGAACATCTTCGTGACGCGCTTGCGTTTGCCGCCAGATCTGAACATCCAATGACCATTGCAACTATCTCCGATCTTCTCGTACGTTTAGAATCAGTTGAATCCATGGATCAGATCTTAGAAAAGTTTGGTCATGGCCACAAACAAAAAGAGGACAGTCCCTTCGGATGAAGAACGGTTAGACCGTTACTTTGCATGGTTGAGTCATCAAATTCCCAAGCCACCCCTTGGGTGGGAGTTGAGTATGAAACCATGTAAGTGGGCTAAAATACTGGAAGAACGCAAACAAAACAATGGCAGACAAAAAGAAACCTGACGGTTTGTACAAAAACATTCAGGACAAGAAGGAGCGTATTGCTGCAGGTTCCGGCGAGAAGATGCGGAAACCTGGTGAGAAAGGCGCACCAACTGCCAAGGCATTCAAAGATTCTGCTAAGACCGCAAAGAAAAAGAAAAAGTGATAGTGTATCGGAGAGCACTAAAGCTCCAGGGAAATAGTCGAAACCCTGACACCTTACGGTAGGGCTTGCAACAGCGGTAAGGAGAATACAATCCCGGTGTGAGTAGCCGGGATTTTTTGTGTATGATGTTTATGTTCCCGCTCTGCTTTGCATCGGGCTAGGTCGTTAGTCTATTGGTAAGGACAGGTGGACAACACACATTGAAAGTCGGTTCGATTCCGGCACGACCCTTTATACTGAAAAAGAATGCGTAGGCATTAGTGCCAACAAGTACACGCAGGTTACAAGAAAACCGGCAGAGATTCTTGGAATACAAGAAGACTCTTAAGTGCGAGCACTGCGCCCTGGAAGACTATAGAGTCCTTGAGTTTCACCATATAGGTGACAAGGATTTAAATGTGTCAAGTATGGTCAATCACGGATACGCCTGGCGCCGTATCCAAGAAGAAATCAATAAATGCATTCCGCTGTGCTGCAACTGCCACAGGCTTGCGCACTGGAGCGATTAACGTCCAATAATACTTCCAGCATTAAAACGGTTTAATGCATCTTCAAATTTAGATCCAACAACATCCCACCAAGGACGGCCAACTGTTTTAGTTCCTGCAACCGAACCATAAGGTACTTGGACCGGTTTACCACCAAGAATTGCAGTACCCATGCGCGGTTGAATTGTGGGGGTTGACCCTGCATATGTTGGATACGAAGAAGGAACTTGATTCCTGGTGGCAAAATCTTTACCAGTACGTGATTTATAAGCACGATTTAAAGCTTTACCTGTTTCAACTAAACCTTGGCCAGCTAGTAAGCCACCAGCAAGTGGGAGTGCACTACCAACCGCAGCAGCAGGACGTACATATCCAGCAGCCTGAAGCGCTTGTAGCCCTTTGGCAGTAGCGCCGCCAACCGCCGAACCAATTGCTGTATTTAATGCAGCTGTTGTTCCTGCTTGCATATAATTACCGCGAGACAAAGCATCAACAACAGCAGGATCCATTGCTGTTGCAATACTGCCTGCAGCAAAACCACCAAGTCCCAATCCTTTAATAGGTTTAGATTGCTCAACTAAATTTTCAACAGTTCTATTTAAAAGTTTATTAGCAGCTTGCGGACGTAACGCATCACGGTTAATGATTAAATCATAAGAAGGGTTGTTTATATTTTCTGCAAATTCTTTTTGCGCTTTTTCAGTGCCTTTTGCAAGCATTGTTTCTATTATTCTTGTATGCGGATTTATACGTTCAATTGTGGATGCGTTATACCTTGGATAAACGTGTTTAAATGTTGTATCAAACTCATCAACAGTAAATGGAGAATACCGAGTTTTATCTACTGGAGGAAGAATACCAATTTGACGTAAATCAGTTTTGCTTGCAAATGATCCAAACGGATTTGTTGTTTGCCCTTCTATGGGAAACTTACCTATTTGCCCAGTTACCGCAGGAGTAGGTGGCGTTACAGGCTCTCCAACATTTGGAACAAGACGCGCAAATTTTTCAATTGCTTGAGAAGGACTTATTCCTTCTGCATCAGCTAATCGTTGTAGGTTTTCGTCTAATAAATTCCCTGGTTTCTTAATTGGATTTCGTTCTCCCGGAATTATTGCACCAGTTCCAGAACTGCCGGCAACTGTTTTATCAGGAGTTTTTGTATAAGTTTGATAAGTAAATGGTAAATTGCGTTCAGCCAGAAGTGATTGCAAATCTCCAACAGTTAACTCGCCCCTGGCACCAATCAAATCTTTTCTAAAATGTATGTCTCCAGCATTTCCGCGACTGTCAGTAATGCCCCAAGAAGGGCCGGTACCTGGCCCTAGGTCTTCATACAGTTTAAATTTTACCCTTGGATCAACTGATAAATAATCTTTCTCATTGTCTACTGAAAGGGAATTGAAGCTGCTTTTTTTTATATTTCCTGTGTATAAATACTCTGCTTCTTTAGAAGGATCTGCGTTAATGCGTGAAACATAAATTGAGGGATTGTCCCCTGTTAATTTTTGACCTTGCCCCCAGTTTCCTTCTGCATAAGTATATTGCGGTTGGTCTGTGTTTCCCCAAACGTAACCAGCAGTTCGCCCTGGTATTTTTGAAGACAATACATTTATTTTACTTGCAAGTTTAGCTGCTTCGTCATTCCATTCTTTTGAGCTTTCAAATTGATTAATTGCTTTGCCTAATTTATCTGAAAGAATTTCAGCATAGTCTTGAGCAAAGCGTCCTGGGTTTGGTCCTGGTGTAACTGTAATTGCTTGTATATCTCCTTCTGGAAAAATTGTTTTATTTTGAACTGCTTGTGAATATGAGCCCAGCTCAGGACTTGGAGCCTCTGGCTGCCCACTTAAATATGAAGGAAAACTTTTTTGACTTTTGTATAAATTATCTGGGTACAAAGGAGAGCCTGTTGTCGAATCTCCTTTACGAACATCTTTGTCAAATACACGACTACTTGCAACGCCTTGATGTAAAGGTACAATAGGCAGCGATCGATTGCCCGTTCTGGAAACATCAAACATATTGGGATCAGCCTGCGGAAACATCCGCATGGCTTCTTGTTGTTTAATGTTTAACTTATCTTTTTCGTTGAGTAAGTTTTGAAAAGGTAAAATTGTTCCCAAAGGAACTGCTGCTGTAAATGCGCCTAAACTTCCAAGTGTTTGTAACGCCTGCTTTTGTTCTTCTGTCAATGGCTTATTAGGCATTACCCATTCCGCAACGTAGCCTTAACAAACCAAGCAGCTTTAAATGCCTGGCCAACAAGATCAGCCATGTAGTTTTGAATATCAATGGCCCCTACCTTGGCGGCAATAGGCTCAAGCTTCTTGGCTTTCATGCCTAGCTCTTCAAGGTTCTTGTAGTACACGCCAAGCATGTCAGCGCCCTTGTAGGAAGTCACTGCTTGCATTGGAGGAGCTGCATCCTTGAGACCGCAGCCACACTGTGGCATGAGATAATCCATCGACCTAACAAACTCAGCAAGGGTATCGAACTGTTCCAGGTGAGCTTCGTATTGATCCTTTAGGAATGCGTGGACCCCAAAGAAGTTTGATCCTTCGTAGTTGAGATGAATCAAATGTGATTGAGTCTCAAGTTCCTTGAGGTAAGCGCAAAGTGAAATGCACTGCTGGATGAATGCACCCACATCACCACCAGCCTTGGATTTAGCGGGAGCCTTAGGCTTGTCCTGGGGCCGAGGAACAGGTTGTGCCTGAGGAGTTTCCGCAGCCTGGTACTGTTGAGGGGCAGGAGTATACATGGTTACTTATCAATAGTTCTAGTTTATCAGCCGTCAATACCTCAACGGCTTATCTTGAGATTTCTTCCCAATCCAATGCAGCATGCACAGTTGATGTGTTTGCACTAGCAGCCAAAACAAGTGACAACTCATAAGGAGTACCAGTTAAACCATTACGCTCTAACTGAAATTTAAACAATGCTTCTTTCAAGATGTCGATTGTAGTACTGGATTGGTTGCTGCCAGCAAAATATCCTTGAGCAAGAACGCGTCCGCCCGTAGTTGCAGTACCAGTTAAGTTGTATTCCACGGCAGAGTCAGCACCTGCACTTACCCAAGTACCAGCAGTAGTGGTTGCACTGGCTACCACGCGCCACACATAGTTTGCAGTACCTGCTGCCGACATAATTGAGATGGCGGTCAAGATGACAATTGCATCAAGCGCCGTTGTTTTTAACCGCAGCGAAATCACTGGATAAAATGTGCCAGCCGTAGTCAGACTATAAGGTGCAGTAATTGTAGTGCCAATGGCTTGCTGGAGGCCACGTAACTCATAGCCACCTTCTGAAATAACACTTGAACAAATTTGTTTCAGTGTACTGCTACTTGCAGTAGCAGCAGTATTTCTAATTTCATAACGTAAAGGTAACGATGCGGTTGTGATGTAAGTAGATGTAATTAAGTTGGCATGATGGAATGAATGACAATGAATTAACTTACCGTCAATAACAAAACCTACCCGTACAGTACCAAGACCCAGCCACTCAATATCCATGAACAGGATTTGAGCTTTAGTTAGGTCAAGCGTAATACCAGATACGCCTGTACCATCAAGCTTGTCAATATTCCAATTCGATTGAGCAACTCTGGTTTCAGTTACAGAACCAGTTACAAGACTGCGCTCAACAAATGTTGCCGCACTGGTCCCATCTTTTTCTATATAGATGCCATTGTCGGCGCCGTAGTAGCCAACCCGTTGACGCAACCCAGTCTTGAATGCGTTCATCACAAAGGTTGACATCACCAACAAGGACTTGCCTGGTTGATACGCAAACACCTTTGTTGTTTCCCTGATGATTTCAGAGCCAGATGTTGTTGTGACGTTGAGGTCTACAAGTCCAGCATTAGCGTTAAATGCTGTAGTGCCACCGACACCACTGGTTGTAGTCCACAGACCATTATCTTTATAACGATGGCTGGAATCAAACAGTGTTAAGGGTGTGGAAGAACGCAATCGACCAAAGGCATCAGAAGCAACGCCTGCAGGCTGGATGTTAACCACCCCACTGGACGTACTGGTTACTTCAATTGGCTGACCACTTGCAGTGGTTACGACAATTCCAGAACCGTAATCTGCATATCCCGAAGTTCCATCACCATAATCATTGATATAACGGATAATCATTTTGCCATAAGACTTTTTCTTATTGTAGTTCTTCTTGCCTCCACTCAGCACGCAAGTGGCCGTAGTCCCGTGGCTCAGTAACGCTTACATCAGTTGCACCACACACACCACAAGTTCCCATGTGATTTGTAGAACAATTGTCTGGCCCAATATAAGTTCCATTTTTATACCAAGCCCCATACTTTACACCACACGTGTGGCATATCCAAGTTGGATAATCAACTCGCTTTTGTTTCTTCATTGCCTTCAATAAGATCAACTAATGTTTTGCACTTAAGGTAATCATCTTGTGCACTCTTGGCTACATTTGTAGCTGCAATCAAAAATGCTTTGTAGAACTGTTCGCCAGTTAGTTCATGCGCAAATTCACAAAGAGTGTCACTAAAGTGTTCGATTGCTTTCTGTAGATAAATGTTGTCATCTACCTCGGTAGGTCCAATATCAACTTCGGCAAGTTCTTTGTAAAACGACCGCCAGTCTGGCATCTCATACGTAGCCTTGGAGGTGTCGTGCAAATTTTCGCGTGAGTCTTTAGACATTAACGGTTCATCCATGGAAGCAACAACGGCGTGAGTGCGGTACCACTTTTGCCATTCCTTGATGGCATTGATGGGTTCGTGGGGATGGTCCATAAAAGAAAAAGCACACCCGCATTGTGATGTGCTTTGAAGCAGCTGTGTTTGATATGAAGCTTAAGATATAACTACTTCGGGTTCTGTATCAAGCGCAACCGCTGGCAGCATACCAGCCTCGTATTGACGCACTGCTTCCACCATCTGGAAGTACTTCTCCCGGCAGTACGGACCTGCCTCATTCAGGCAGAAGGCTTCCCACAGGCCGGTGTAGAGGCCGTGCATGGGATGCTGTGGGTGCTGGCGTCCAGAGCACTCATACATGTGCTCAGTAAAGTCCGCTTTCTTTTGCTCAGCAATAACATTCCAGTTGCGGAGTTGTTCCTTGAGCCAAGGGGTATCAAAAGCCCCAGCAGTTTTAAGTTTGATTGCGAGGTCATCAGTCATTGGAATCCAGTGCGGTAATGGAAGTGAATACAGAAGACACAGTGGGGCTTGCTTCGTAGAGGAGATCATCAATCTCATCCTGGAGCGCAATCGCAATATCCTGCGGCGTTTTACCACCGAAGGAGTCATACTCCACTTCAATGTCAATTGCAAATGACACCGTTAGTTTTGGCACAGTAACTGGTTCCATCAATAACTGGAAGGACCCAGTCACTATATCAGTTATTTAGAAGTCGTTCCAGTGAATGGGCTTGATGTTGCTGGTAGTAACCAAGACGTTCTTGGATTACGTTGTAGTAATTGATAGCACCATCTACCATTTCTTCTGCCGTCATTTGGCCTGCAAGGTTTTCATTTGCAAGCATGGCGGCAGTAAGAATGACAACTCCAAACTCCTGTTTAGAACCAATCAACGCAGAAAGAGGTGTCCCATCCTGAGTAAAACCAGCAATCAAACTATTGAGAACTGAATCTCCCCCCATGGAACACCCCGTATAGCCTTAAGTTATTTACCCATCTTAGCCAAGTAATACCAATAAGCATTCATAGCATTTTGATGGAACCTCTTACCAAGAAGCAACTTAAGTTTCTTTTGGTCTAATTCATCCGCACGTGTTTCGTTGTACGGCAGTACCTGATCCTGATCTTTGAGCATATCGATCTCAAGATCATTCATTTCCAGCTGAAGATCAAAGTCTTTTACTGCGTGTTGATGGCAGTTCATTTTGATCTTGGCATCATCCACATTGGATGGCGCTTCAATCTTCAGGTAGAAATTGTCCTGGATACTCGGATGCTTGTAGGTCCACACGTGGTTCGACATAGATTCGCTTAGAACGGATGCTGTACTCTTGACAAACCTTGACCCCACTTGGTAGAAGTTGTCCGGCTTGGTAGGCGTCGCGGATGGCATCGAGGTTTGGGAGTACTTTAGTTTTGGTGGCAGGTTCTGTTCTTGTAGAAAGAACTTCTCCTGACATTGAACGTAGCACAATTTCTTTAGTTGTGGTGACTTGTTCTTCGATGCAATAGAGTTGCCTGTGTTCAGGACTCCAAACGTCTGGATCCGACGAGACTTCAACCGTTAACTCCCTCTTCTTTACAAGTGTAAACTGATAGTTGCGGCCAGTGATTTTGTTGGTATCAAATGGCAGTGACCGCTTCAACCAGTTTAACAACCCCTTGAGGGACCGCAGTTGGGATTCGTGATGACGCTTGGCTTGCGTAATGAGTTCAGTTTCTTTCTTGATACGTTCCAAGGCGTCGTCGTGCGCCGCCATGGCGTAATAGATACGATCAACTTTTTCAGACCGTAGGTTGGCGCAACTCTCAAGCTCTGCTTTTGCCAAGTCCTGGGACTCAGGAGTAAGTAGAGGCAGTGATTTTTCAAGAGCATTGTAGTGCTCGTAGAGTTTGATGACACTAAGCTCGTTGAGTTTAGTTGATGTGATTTGAGTCATGCTTCAAAAGAATGTGTTTGATGTTGGCTTCAACATTTTTAAGCGCACGCCAGTCACCAGTGGTACCTGATGTTACAAGCGTGGCACCAGACGGATGCTTGAAAATCAGATGTTTCTTTTTCCTGATCAGAATAAAGTCGTAGGTTTTAGCTAGTGCAATGATTTGTTTTGTTGCATCGTGTTTAGTCATGCCCAACTATGTTGAACCTTGTTAATCAAATAGGTCAGCGCCATGCCTGCCGCTGCCCACAACAAATCTTTAACAACGGGAAGAACAATGCCAAGGATGGATTCAAACATGAGTTGATTAGTGGATTTGGTTAAGGTCAGTTTAACGTCATGACCAGGACGCATCGTCACTTCTCTGTATGAATTAACACAGAGATGTTATCAGCAAGCGCCTGCACTTTCTCTTTAACAGTTTTGATTTCAAGCATCATATCCTCACGGGAGATAAACATCTTGGGACCATAGGGATCATCCTTGCCTTCAGGATCAACAATGTCCCGTGCTTCTGCTTCAGCAGCATAGACACATTCCTGGAACATCTCCCAGGCAATCTTCTCATCCATGATGGTCTGCGTCCCTGGATGAAATGTTGTTAATAGTTTGCCTAAGAACTGGGCCTTCTTCTGGAAGATCTCAATGAATTGATCTTCAGGTAACCCACATGAATCAAGTTTCATTGTCGTTTAGTGCGTCAGATACAGCAAGAGTAAGCGCATCAAAAATAAATTGTTTTTGTTTTTCTTCACCCCATGACATCCATTGTTCTAGTGAGCAGTCGTTTTCATCCCACTCAATGACAATTGTACCGGAACCATCAGGCTCTTCTTTGTATTCAATTTGTAGGTTGTTGACCCAAGAATTGTTCGACATGACTGGTTAATACTTGTTCGGCATAGGTTTCAGAATCCATCTTTATCTCGGCACCAATTTTTACAAGTGCCCAATGTATATCATCGTCAATTTCAAGATGATAACTGTGTTTACCATTAGACAAGATCATGATTTCTTGACGGCCTCCTTGAGTTGTGGTAGTGAGGTTCCAGGGAATGGAATGTAACCCGCCTCCATCATATTGAAGAACAAGTCCCATGCATCGTTCTGTGTCAGGACCTCCTGTGGTTTGTAGGTACGCCAGTGGCTAAGCGGTGCTTGCGCACCTGACTTGGTGTGAAGCAATACGAAACGTCCATCACCGTTGGAGTCAACAGGAGGTGCGTACCACCAAGCCACGCACTTGTCAGACACACCACTATGTGCAGCATTACGAATCTCAGTACGTTTGCAAAGCAGTTCCCTGTATTTCTGAAACCAAGTCAGGTGAATACACCACGGTTTAAATCCCTGGATCTCTTCTTGGAAAGCAGATAGGTTGTTGAGCTGACGTTGAAACGACCCACACGAGCAACTAGGTTCATTAAGCACCTGCTGTTGTTCTTTGTCGTTGTCCAACTCAGAGTCCATATCAAACGGCCGATTCGAAAACCGAAATCCGTCTGGCGCCACCAAATGGCCCAGGTCCGTTTGGTCAGACTGAAGCAACGTGGTGAGCTTAACGGCATCTGATAAGTGTATAAACTTGTCTGCCCAGTGGGCTTGGAGTTTTGCATGGGATGTTGTGTGTCCAAGGGCGTGAGTGTAGGTCCATCCTTTAAACAATACGTAAGCATTGTTACGCCATACACTAGGGCCACGGTAATGAGGGCCAAGGTACGAAAAGAAATCTTTTAGACGGTGAGTATAGGAGCTAAACGCAGTCTTAATCAACTGCCTGTCATAAGTCTGCTCACTACCATCGCGACGCACAACAATACAATTGTCGCCTCGCACACCAATGCCAGCAATCTCGGAGTCATCAAAATCCTGGTAAGCACGACGGATGTTAGTACGAGTGTAAATGCTGGCTTGTGCAGCGTTGAGTTCAAGAACAGTTTGAGTAGTCATGGTTGAGTTGAGGGTTGAGTTAGACATGCCAAGAATCTTCTTCTTGGATGTTGGAGTTAGTGCGGCTCTGGACTAGGCGGTGAGCTTGTTTGCTCATGCGGTAGGTCCCGTATGCCAGTGCAGCCCAGGCAACGGGAGTGCTGCCGACCGCAATGATAGCAGCACCAACCAATGCCGTGGTGCTACCCGCAATGATAGCAGCCGCATCAGCCTTGTGCATTGTGTACTCCTTAATACATTGTGAAGGTTGACGTTGCATTTAACTATGGAAGTACAATTGATTTGTAACAACTGAATACCTATGGAAGAAATTCAGTACGTACCCCTGAACAAGTTTCAGATTGAACCATCGCTTGACGATAAGTTCTGGCTAGAAAAAATCAAACGTTCAATTCAAGACTGTAACTCCGTAAGTGAGTTAAAAGAAATGGCGACCTTGCTTGCGCAGATCGCCACTAATCGTCAAGGTTGTATCCGAGGGTTAGTCCAGGATATGTTCATCTTCAATAATGTTTCCATTAATCAAGATGACCTGGCTAACCCTAAGGTTGAACCTACATCAAAGTGAAGAGTCTTCCCCTGTCAACTCATCGCGAGAAGGCAGGGCTTTGACATCTACTGGATCCATGGTGCGGGACACAGGCAGAATCTCAACACCTTCCTTAATGCCATAGGCACCACCGAGTTTGTCTGAGTCCTGTTTGGCATGGACGTTGATGTAGTCCTGGAACATCTCTTGATACTTCCAGGTTGATTCCCGATCTTCATCAGGAATTGACAGACGATTCAAAGATTCGACTGCATCTTCCTGGGAGCTGTAATCAGGAATGTCAAAGGATTCAATGGCGCAGATCTCAACGTTGTTGGCACCGCGCATTTCATTTGCCAGCACAGGGCAGAACACCGTAGTGGCATAGAACTTTTCATTGAATGCCAGAGGCACCTCAGAGTCCAGTGCTTTGCTCAGGCACTTGGACATTTCTTTTTCATACAGACGAATCTTTTCAGAAACGTCAGTACCATTCAAGCCTTTCAGCGTCAGCACCATAGGGATCTTATGGGCACGCTTGTTGTCCTGGGTCAGCACATACACCAGGTATTTGGTACGCACGCTGTACCTGCGCTTGTACATTTCACCTTTGCTGTTGGCAAGATCAGATGCAATCTTGTCTGCTTCAAACAGTTCTTTGACATTTGGGTTGTCAAACGAACCAATCACCTGGCGCATCCCAGAAGTTTCTTCAACCATCAGGGGAGAACGCAACAGCACCTGAAGGCGAGGCTCAACAAAGTTCAACCCTTCTTCAATCGAAGTGTTGGGAGCCATACCAAAGGTTTGCTTGTAGTTCCAGATGACTGAACTTTTAGCAAACTGATCTTCAGTTGCGGTCCAACCGCAGGTATCTAGGTCAGACTTACGAACAAACCAACCACGAGTCTTGGACTTGTTTAGTGGTTGGATAGTGACCAGGTTCTGGTAACCCGATACAAATTCTTTGGACTGGAACATCTTGAAAGATTCCAGACCGCGTGTAACAAGAACGGAAGTTTTCTTCGTAGCCATTGTGTTGATGTCCTTCAAAGACGGAAGTTGGGTCATGGTCAGTTCGTAGTAAACGATGGATGCTTTTAACGCCATCCCAAGGCGTGACTCAGTCTACGTCAAAAGGCAGCCGAGCTTTTTCTTTGTCAAGATTCTTCAAGTAATCGTTGTGTTCATCAACGATTTCTTGCATGGCCTCATGAATACTTTCACGGGCATACCCCATTGCCAAAAGAAACTGAATGAAGTGCGCCATCACCTCATCCGTAGTAACAGCTTGGGACTCAAATGAAATACTTAAATCTTCATCCGAGTGGGAAAACCGAATCGTCATCAGAAAGGAATCTCGTCGAGGTTGGGGGCTTGTCCGTATTGACCAGGAATCTCAGGCAGACCGCCACCTGATGTTTGGTTCCAAGGATCGTTGTTCTCCTCAGCGGTGCGGCCACCCCAGAGGGATGTTACCTCACCTGCCGATGCCACAGTTGTTTGCGGTGCTACAGGCTTAGGCGCACTACCGTCTGCCCCCTTGGGAGCCAAGGTCATATTGACCAGTTGAAGTTTGGAGATGTTACGAATCTCCTGGGTATTGGCATCTTTAAAACGATCAGTAACCAATCGCCCATGGATCGTAATGCCCGTGCCTTTCCTGGTGAAGTTCACCAGAAGTTCGGCTTGATTAAACTTGTCTGTTGCATTGTTGATTGCATAGAAGTTAAACAGATCTGCCTGACCCTTACCTGTATTAACTGAGATGCTTTGATTGGCAATCATCAAACCATCAGCGGTTGTTTTAAATGCACGTGCATCAGACTGATCAATGTCTTTAACACAACGGCCAGTCAATACAATTGAGTTGAGGATTGGGAATGTATCCGTAACCTCTGCAACAACTCCTCCATGTAGCGAATACGTTTTGGATTCGAGATCATAACGTAGCTTGGCGCCGTGAATGTAGATGAGGTTTCCTTTATGCAGCCGCTGGAAACGCTCGGATTGTTTTCCGTAGATGTTGTATTCAATTGTGGTAGGTGCTTTGTTTCCAACGGGAGGAAGGATGACGGAGCAACGAATTGCAGTTGAAGATGCGCTGGTAAAAACTTCGCGTGGGTTTTCACCCAACTGTGCGCAGATGCAACAAAAGTTCATGGGATCAAAAGGATAGTGTTACAGCAGTTTAGCGTCATGCTTGGGACGTGGAACCAAATACCCTGCGAGCTTCTCCAAGAACTGTTATGTACTTGCTGTTTAATTCTTCGTCGTTCCAGCAAGAACTATCAAACATTGAACAAAAGAAATGATCAGCAGCCAAGTACAAGTCTTTAGCCAGAAGCTCGTAATCAACTTGAGGGTCCATGGTAATCAATGGGTTTCAGACCAGTTGGATCCTACACGAGAGTCGCCTTCAATCAAACACCTGAACCCAAAGAATTCCTGTGCTTGTGGGAACGCAGCCATCGCCTGCTCTTGGATCTTTAAGATGTGTTCCGGTTTGGCAGCCAACTGAACTTCATCATGGATCATCAGCATTTGTTCCCAGTCTTCTCCATACACCAGGCCTAAATTATTGGTGATGTTGTTTTGAATTGTAATAACAACTTGCTTCATAAGGATTGCACCTGCTGATTGCAACAACACATTCAATCCTTTAAACGCTGAACGACAATACAAATGCCGACCATCAAGCCCAATCAAATACGTGCGTTCTGCAAGTGTATTTTCAATTTGTTCTTTAAGGTGACGCAATGCAGGTACACCTTTCATGAATGAATTGATTGCAGTCCTTCCTAGTTGACGCAGAACTGTTTCATCTTTTTCATTCGGATCCACAATCGTACCAGCCTTTAGTGCACCAGCTCCATACAACAATCCATAAAGCAAACGCTTAGAAATATCCCTGGTAGCCACACCAAATAGTTCCTGGTTGATTGTATGGATATCTGATTCAGGATTAACAACAAGCTTGGCGTACTCACCGCCATCCCAAATGGCTAGATATCCAGCAAGACAACGCAGCTCTAACGCTTTGGCATCGATACCAAGTAGCTGCCAACCCATAGGAGCATGGAAAAAAGAACGGCATTCTTTACCGTAAGGTGAGTAACCAGCAGGGACTTGACCCATGTTTGGGTTGCGATGAGCGCAGCGGCCAGTGATACAACCATTAGTAACAACATCACCATGCATGCGACCAGTGTCGTTATTAACCAACTTGTTCCAAGCGTTGTTGCCATCTACGATTTGCCCCAGACGTTTTTTGACCAGCATGTATTGAGCTAGTACTTGGGCCTCTGGGTATGGAAGTGATTCAAGTACATCGTCATCAAGAATACAATTGCCTTTCTCAGTTGTTTTTTCAGGAGTCCATCCGTACTTTTCTTGTAGACGATTAACAATTTGCTTACGAGAGCCAGGGTTAAATTCTTCATAGTGAATCTTTACAAATGGTTCACCCTTGATATAACCTCTGGTTTTGTTGTTGACCTTTGGAATAAATACTGTTTCATGTTTGATTGGTGGAAAGATTTCTTTTAGCTTTGCCTCGATGTCTTGTTGCTTTGTGCGTAGTTCATCCACAAGATCAAGAGATGCATCAACATCAAAAGGAATACCTGATCTAATTTGTCGGTTAATCGCGATAGCAAAGTCATGCTCAAGTTTGAGCGCTGATTGCGGATAGTATTCGTCTGCGATCTTTTGCCAAAGCCTGGTAGTAATGACAACGTCCTGGACGCAGTACTCCAACATTTCCTCAGAGTATTGCGAGAAATCTTTGAAGTTGATTTTGTTATCGGCCAGGCGCCATCCCCAGGCCTTAAGAGAAGCTGATCCCCGCAGTTTCGATGGAACTTGCGGATATTGTTCTGTGTCAAGGTCATTGAGTAATTCCTTTGGCCAGATCAATCGAGTGCATACAAGTGTGTCGATGACTCTGGCACTGTATGTGAAAGAAGGATAAAGCTTTGTTAGTACAGGGATGTCATAGAAGATTACATTGTGACCAAGGAGTACATCAGCGGTTGCCAAATGAGCAAGAGCATCAGTAATACGATCAGGCCCGTAAGTAAAAGTTTGTTTTCTATTGATGTCATAGATAACAATGCAATGAACAACAGTGGCCTGATCGTACAACCCGTCCGTCTCACAATCGAATACAAGCCAAGTATCACTTGCGGAACTGGGCTTCATCGTAAACGTCGAGTTCTTGACGGGCGAGCTGGTCATCATTCTTGTTAATCCAATTTAAAATTTGTTGCGCACCCGCACGATACGGATGCGAAAAAATCTTGGTAAGAGCTACGTCAGAGTCTAATGGAACCAACTGAAAAGAGTTAGTTTTGTTGCATGCATGTACCGCATGCGGCGCTCCTGATTTCCAAGAGACAATGACGTAGCTCATCTGAACAAGAAGATAACTGTCAGATGTTATCAGACCTATTTGTCAATGCAAGATATTCAGGATGTCTTCTGCATTGATTTACCGTACCCAACAAACTTCCCATCCTTCTTGCGTTGAGACAACGCTTGGGATGCAGGAGTGCCAGCCCTCTGGGACCCATGAACCAAAAGTGCGAATGACTTGTCACCAAGGCAGTGGCTATCGTCGTGATCGATCTCAAGTCCACGTTCCGCTGCTTCTTCTTCCGTGTACACCACATACGCAATGCGTGTGTAAACGTCCGGATACTTGGGCAGCATGTAATCCAACGTACCACCGTAAGATGCGGTGAGATAAAAGTTGGATGGTATCAAATCTTTAAGGTTGTACCACATCCCAAGAGACTTGGTATAGGCATAGAACTTTTGCTTAGGGCGTTGCTTGGCAACCATCAGCCATGCCTTGAGATAGTTCTCAGTCCAGAAATCTCCTGACTCGTGGACACGCACCAGTTCTTTTGGTGGTTGCATGCTGAGCGACATGTCAATTAGATCACGCAACAACAACGCTTGGTTTCCATTGCCATACATAACACCACGCAACAGATCCCAGTTGTGCCAGCGTGCCTCCCGTACGTTTGGCCTAACTTCTGCCATGGCAGCAAAACAGCGGAACGCATCTGCTGTTGTGCCATTGTGTTGTGGCAGATCAATGATGGAACCAGTGGCACGATCGGCCATGGTCTTACACACACCTGCGTGAGGGCAGGCGTATCCCGCTGGCAGCGAGAAGATCAAACGATTCTTGAGCTTGCCGTTGCCGGTAGAAAACTTGAGAAGTTTCATGGTAGTTGAGTTGAGTTGACTAGCAGTTTAACGTCATGCTTAGGACGTGTATGATTATATGGGGTGTAGCAGAGCAGCGTCAACCCCGAGGGAGTCAGGGTTTCTGCTGCTTCCCCTGGCTGGTAAACGAATGACCTTGCGGCTTGATCACCGTGAGGTCACACCCTCCAGCTCAGCGGCGATGGCGAGGAGCTCGGCGCGAGCAAGTCTGCGTTCAGATGCTCTGCATTGGTGTTCAAGTGAATCTGAGAATCCTCCTTCGCACGACTCTTCTTCCGGCACCACCTGATCCGCAGCAGCTTTCAGGGCAGCGGCGACACCAGACCTAAAACGTTGGTGAGTGGCGTCAGACCACGCATTAGTTGCGGAAGCATTAGCGGCACTCAGCACCGCCTGCGCGGCGGGGGAGAGAAGTTCAGTCATCGTAGTGCGGGTAACAAAAGAGTTTTTCAATACGTCCAACCTCAATCTCAAATTGTTCAGCCATATCAAACGGCTGGCAATCATGAGTTTCGGCTAGTTCGCTTAACTGGAGACACGTCACCTCGCGGAGTTTCTCAAGAAGAAAGCAACGGAGAGCTCGTTTATGCTCTGGCTTCATTCAGGTAGCGCCTCCAGTGCGCGGCGAATGGTTTCAAGTTCACTCAGTGCCCAAATAGACTCGGCTTTTTCAATTCTGTCGACAAGCTCCAGCGCCTGCTCTTTCAAGCTCGGCGGCTTGGGACGCCTGGCGGCGCGGAGTTCATCAGCAGGGCGGTCGCCAAAAAGCAATGCTTGTCGTTTAGCGCACGCCTCCAGTTCCTGGTCGGCGCCTGCTTGAAACGCTTGGATCAATAGAACATCAGGATGTTCTTCTTCGTCAAACCATTTGTCTTCCCACTTCTTTAGTTGATCAGAAGGTGGGATGGCAGGGTGTGGATCAATGACAAACAACTTGTCACCATTAATTTGTTTAGTCATTTTTCATCCTCTAGATTGTTTTCAACCCAGTCACCAAGGGTTGTTTTCAATGCTTGGTACTCACCCCAGCTAAATGACATACGTTGTTCACCAGCACTGGTACTAAGATGTACATCAAAACCTTCACCGTTGTACCATTCGGTTACTTCAATAAAGTCATCTGGTTTAGCGCAGTAATCATATTCTTGTAAACAATTCCAACGTGCATTGCGTTGGTATTGGCTGGTAAATGACATTTGTGTTACACAGTGAACGACATGGTGTACGTCAATTGGAGTAAACTTCAGTATCAACAGATACAGAATAATGGATCAAGCACTGCTTGTGTACTTGGCAAACCAAAAGAAAAAACAAACACGCAAGGATGTAGAGTCCAAGCGTGCCATCAAGGAATTAAAAAAACAACCTGCTGAAGTTGTTGTCTGATTCAACAGACTCACCAG